AGAAGCACGAACTGGCTTTGGTCGCAGCCCAGAAGGAGCGCGAGTTAGCATTGGCCGAGCGCGGCTTTCTCGCACAAGCAAAGGTCGAGGAGATTAAACTAGAGCAGATTCAAACGCAGACGGCTGGCGAAGAGCGACAGGCTCTATACCAGCACGACATCGAGATCGGCAAGGGCGCAAGCCAGTGGATGATCAACCTACGCGCTTCGGTGCGTCCGGTTGTGACGTACATCTTTGTGCTGGAGTTAGTCGCGCTGAACGTGGCTGGCGTCTGGTACGCCTACACGACAGGCATCCCGTTTGCCGTTGCGATGGAAAACGTATTCAGCGACGATGAGATGCTGATCTTGTCGTCGATCATTGCCTTCTGGTTTGGGACGCAAGCATTTCAGAAAAAATGAAGGTCAGCGAAAACGCTTTGGCGATGATTCGCCACCATGAGGGCGTAAGGATGCGCCCCTATCGGTGTCCGGCCTCGCTATGGACGGTCGGGGTCGGGCACCTTCTATACCCAGCACAGGCCGCGATGCCTGTATCCGATAGGCTACAGTTCCCACTACGCGCAGAGGATGATCGTGTCTGGACTGCTGAACAGGTTGATGCTCTCCTCGCTCAAGACCTTGTGCGCTTTGAGCGCGGCGTGGCCCGATATTGCCCTGCTGGCTTTGCTCATCAAGGCCAATTTGACGCTCTCGTTTCCTTTGCTTTCAATGTAGGACTGGGCAATCTGCAACGTTCGTCGCTGAGAATGAAGCACAATCGCGGCGAGTTTGAAGAAGCAGCAGAAGAATTCATGAAGTGGACGAAGGCCGCGGGCAAAGTGATGCGCGGCCTAGTGAATCGACGACTTGATGAGCGTACCGTGGCAAATAAACTCAAGTCGATACAGATGTACGAGGGCAAGTGGTACCGCGTCAAAGGATACAACTACACCGAGTGCTGCGACTGTGCGCTGATTCATAAAGAGTCATTCCGCCTAGTCGACGGCTCGCTTGAGTGGAGCGGGACGCGGGACGATAAACTGACCGAGGAGCGCCGAAAGGAACTCGGCATCAAGGTCATACGGAAGAAAACAGGAAATGTCCTAAAAAAAAGCGACTGACGAGCAGATCATGGCCGCTCTTGCTAAACACAAGGGCATTCGCACGATGGCTGCTGCCGAGTTGAAAATCTCCGAGCGCGGTCTGCTGCGAAGGTTAGCAGCGATGCGCGGTGCAGGGCTGGAGATCCACGCGACCACCTATCAAAACCGCAACCCTCCGCCCACCGCCGACTTTGAGTTCACGCCACTGCCCGACGACGACATCCCGATTGAGCAACTGATCGAGCAGCGAAAGCGCAAATTTACTCACAAGCGTGAGCACGAAGAGGCCAGCAAACTTATCCCGATTCGCATCAAGATCGGTGGCCCGATCGGGCTGCTGCACTTTGGCGACCCGCACGTTGACGACGACGGCTGCGACATTGAGGCCATCGAGCGGCATACGGCCCTCGTAAACGCCACAGAGGGGCTTTTCGCTTGCAACGTGGGCGACACCACCAACAACTGGACGGGGCGACTGGCGCGGCTCTACGCCGACCAGACCACCTCGGCAGCACAGGCATGGCGCATTGCGGAATGGTTCGTCAATCGCTGCCGATGGCTTTACATGATCGGCGGCAATCACGATCTATGGTCTGGATCTGGCGACCCGCTCAAGTGGATTGCGAAGCAGCAAAACTCACTCTATAAGTCGAGCGAGGCACGCATCGCGCTACGGTTTCCGAACGGTGCCGAAGTGCGCGTCAATGCACGGCATGACCACAGCGGCTCGTCAATCTGGAACCCAGCCCATGGGCCGATGAAGGCCGCGTTGATGGGCACCCGCGACCATATTTACGTCGCTGGACATAAGCATGAGAGCGCGTATAGCGTGCTGAAAGACCCGATCCAAGGCATCACCATGCACGCGATTAAGGTCGCCTCCTATAAGGTCTACGACCGTTATGCGAAGGAGCGAGGATTCCGCGATAACTCCCTATCGCCGTGCGCCCTCACCGTTATCGACCCCAGCCTACCGCACGACCATCCCGACATGGTTAAGGTCTTTTGGGAGCCCGAGGTCGGGGCGGACTACCTACGCTGGCTGCGCTGCCGATGAAACTGGAAGACGACGCACTCGAGGAGATGGCGTGGGCCGAGCCGGACGCGTGCCAGAATTGCGTCTGGTTTTGCCCGTGGAACGGCATCGGCTGGGGCTGCTCGCACGAGACCGTCAATGGACTGCTCGGCGGAATCTGTCGCTGCGGCAGCAAGCACTTTAAGCAAGCGCGGCCATATAACGTGCGCGGCACTACGCTGTAGTCACCACAGATCGACACCGCCACGCTTTGCCGCCCACTCCGGCGGGGGCACTCGCCGCCACTCATCCCGCCTTATCTGGTTCAGTGTCTTGAGCCACCGTCTTGAAATCAGCGCGACGCCTAGCAGCACGGGCATCAGAAAGAGAATAGATACGAGCAGTTGCATGGTTCGGTTCTCCTGTTGCGTTACAGTGCCCACAGCGGAACCAATCTCCGCTGTAGTCCTCAATCCATAGTCGGCCAAAGCAGCCGGGGCAGTTCATTTGTCGACCCTCGCACGAATGTCGTCGCGGTTTAGTCGGCCATTTATGGCCTGTTGACCAACTTTTGGCCGGTTATTTGGCCGGTTATGGCCGGTCATTGGCCCCTCGCACGAATCGCGGCGGCGCAGGCTCTAACTGTAAGCACATCGCGTTGGGGCCATTGCTCTAATTTAGCGGCTTCCCACTCGCAGGCTTTCGCACACGCCTCCCGCTCGGCTGCGGCAACGAGGGCGGCGAAACGTTCAAGCGCGGCATCGTCAAAAAGCCAAGCGTCGCCTATAGGCATTTCAGAAACGTAACCGCCAGCCTCTCGGGCCATGCTGATGATGTCGTCGCGGGTCATGGCTCTTGCACCCATCGACTGTCCATCCTTCGCAATTCACGCACCTCTGACTCAAGCGTTTCTATTCTTGAGACGTACCAGACAATGCGTTCCCGCAGTTCTCGGATCTCCGCTTTGTATTCGGTCGTCGTGTGCGACATTCGATCCCATTCTTGTTCCCACTCGTCGATCATAGGATGTCCTCCGCTCGTAGTTGTGCGATCGTTCTAGCCATTCCCTCAAGGTGCGCCAATCGGACGTAATCGCGCTCAAGATCGGTGTGCGCTCTACGATCTATCGCGTCGTGGCACGCGCTACACGCCCACGCTCCAAGTAAATCGTCGGCTTTAAGACCCATGCCAGAAATGCCCGGCATCCGTATGTGCGCGAGCACAACTGTCTCGCTATTGTGATTGCAGATCGACGGCAGACGCACTGTGCAATCACGGCCCTTGGCTTGTTTGCGTAGGTTCATGCGTAGTAAGCCGGTGTCAGTTCTGGCTTATGCGTCGCAAACTGATCCTCCGACGTTTGCTGTCGCGTCCGAAAGAATCCTTCATGCTGCGGGTGCATCTTCATAAACCGCCGCGAATAAAATGCTCGGTAGTTGTTGTTTAGTTTGAACGACGTTACACCATCGCCGCCCACGCTGTCCTTCTCCCAACGGATACGCTCAAAGATGGCGTTGACCGAGTAGTTGCTATAGCCGCGGTCGATCATCTGGAAGGTGAACTGCACGAACATCTCCCAGACCTCCGGGTGCCGTTTGTGAAAGTCCATCACCTGTTGCCGCATTTCCTCATGCCTGTTCATAAGATGGCTCCGGTATGACAATGCCCATGTCAGCGCAGCGCGTTTCTAGGAACAGCAAGTAGTCGCTGAATTCTTGCCGGTTAAGTTTGCTCGATCTCTTAATGGGGCGCACGCGCTTACGCCCGAACCCTTCTATCGTTTCCCAGCCGAAGCACTCGCCGAGCATATACTCGTGGATGTCTTCTCGCGTCCATCCTGCTAGTGCCTCCCCGCCGCCCTCAAGGATCGCGGGATAACAGACGCCCCATAAAAACGAGTTCTGCTGATTCGTGCGTGGCTTTTTCCACTCCGACACCTCGACGCACCACGCCCGGTCTGACGAAAGACCCTGCACCATTAAAGCCGCAGCAGCCGTGAATTGCTGGGGCGTGGTTCCTCGCGGAAATATGCGTCTCATCTGACTTATCGAACCTCACTCCATCTAACGATGCGCCACCTTGTCAGCGTGACCTTATCGTACCATTCGCTCCACGCCGTAACCGACCGGGCCTTATCTGCCATGCCACACTCGACCAGATCTCTCCTAACTGTATCTGTCGCATCTAACCTCAAGAATGATTCTCTACGCTGAATCATTGGCTAACGTGATGCTCTACCCGCTCATGCAAAGAGCGGACAGTCGTTAGCAAGTTCTCGATCTCGGACTCCATCTGCAAAGCCGAGGCTAGATGTCGCGCTCTCTCAAGAGCAGAAGCCACGCGAGAAAACTCTTGCAGCAGAGCCTCTCTCGCCAAATCCTCATCCCGTTTAAGGTGAGTCAGCGAAACATATCCCTGCGTTTCTTTTGAGGCGTTAGGGTCACGCACATAAAAGACCGTCGAGATCGTTCGCGTCTCCGTCTTAATCTGCACCTTAACGCTTGAGATCAATTTACGCGCTTGATATAGCCTGTGCTGATGAGCAGCCTCGCTATCATCCCAAGTAAAAGAATCGTGAAGGATTGACTCTGGATTCTTCGCGGCCTCAAGTACAGCCTCTGGGGTTAACACCCCAGAGTCCGCCTCAATAGCCTGTAGTGCTTTGAGTTTGTCGTCCATTACGCAACCACCTTAAAGCCGCGACGATTTACCTCTGCCGAATACCAAGCAAACAGATCAGCAGTTTGATCGTCATATGGCGTAGGATTTTCGAGGGCAGCATCTTGAACCTCTCTGCCTTCCTGCATGAGTGCGATGAACTCGGGATCGTCAGCCGAGCATAGGCGATAGCGACCGTAAGAACCGGAGCCCTTTTCTACACGCCAGTCACCGATTCCAGCAGTTACACCTCCTGCCGCTAAACAGTTCGCTACGCTTTGCTCGTTGAGCATTGGCTTGGTGAACTTGACTGTCAGAGCACAAGCCCATCGCGGCACGATTGCTCGGGTGCGAACATCGGGAGTCCGGTTTATATCGGCTGATCGGGTAATCGCCATCAACATCTGCGGCATTCCGTATACGTCCACTCGATCCTCGGCAACGTATACGAGCCTTCCGATCTGCGCTTTCTTCGCTCCCGGCAAGTCAAGAGCAGCAACCATCATCGCTTTCTTGAACATTACGCTCGGCAACTGCAATCGAGTTGCTCCTTCGTATTTATTCACATAGGGCGAGTCTCGGTATTCTTTCATCACATCGTGCTTTATTGATACCGCCTTCTCGGCTGCGGTTTTTTTCCCCTTCGGTAAGAGCAATTCTTGTGCGCCCTTATTTGTCATGCGGTTATAAATCAGCGGTGACTCTCCGATGATGCAGACGTTTAGTTCGCCTTGCGTGATCTCAAGAATCTGAATAGTCGAATCAGTTTGTTTTTTCATGTTGCACCTTTGTTAGAACGGCACCGAGTCGTCGTGCCAGTTGTCCTCGGTCATCTCGACCTTGGCCGCTGGCTTGGCGGGCTTGCTATCCGTTTTCGGTTGGAACGAAATGCTCATGTACTTGTCGCCAGTCTTTTGGCTGGCCTTGATCCATGCCGACAGGTTGTAATCGACGTTATTGATTACAGCCGAGCCACGGTAATCGGGCCGCTTCTCGTTTCCGTCCTTGTTGTTCTTGAACAGCACGCCTTTCAAATTCGGGTCATAGTTCACAATCGAATCTCCTTCAGTTTGTTTATCTTCTCATCCAACTCGACTAAAAATTTACGCACCTCTGCCTCTAGGTCAGCGATCATCGCGTCATCACGCGGGACGCGGACTATGAGCAGTTGCAAATGCTCCGGCAGTCGCGGGTCATAACTGACGAAATCGCAAGCCGGTTTATCTGTGCACGCCATCTGCCATTGCATCTGGGTTATGTACTTAACCGGAGGCTTGCCCGATAGAACGTACTCAAGATGCGTTGCGCTATTGGCGCACTTGATCTCGACCAGAGCATCATCGGTTACCCCATCCGGCGACGCACCGGCCATCGCAATCGTCGGGTGCTCGATAAAGCCAACCTCATCGACCAATTCGCCGATGCGTGCGCTATACACAGCCCGCGCTTCCGGTTCCGTCTGCGTGCCCCACTCCATCGCTGGGCTCGTGAATCCCTCGGTCGGCTTGCCGGTCAGCCGCTCGCAGATTAATTGCGCCATCAGATTCTCACGCGATGCACCGTAGCCGTTCTTCGTTCGCGCTACGACATCAGCCACGCGGCTCGCGGTAACCTTCCCGAGCCTAGCGGCCTGCCAAGCCTCGGTTCGCTGCTGCATTACGCAGCCTCCGGCCCAGTCAATTCTTTTTTACGGGCGGTGAACGCATCGATGTGTGTCATCCGTTGTGTCTTATCTAATCGTTTGAATAAACTCGTCAGACTATCAATGGACTTGGTGCTAGAAATCAAAGCAACCAATTCTGGGTCGACTTGCGGCGATGACCCTTCCGGCAAGTCCTCGCCCGCATAGATGTATAAGCCGAGGCCGAACATCGCTATAGCCTTTGCCATGCAGCGCATGGTCGCGGTGTTGACGGCAAACGCATCCGGATTTTGGATGGCTTGGTTGCGGTTATTCATCACCGGCAGGACGCAAGTCTTGGTGTCGTCGTTGATAGTCACGCTCACCTTAACCATCGCAGTGCCATCGGGCAGGAACATCGCGGGGCGATCATTCCATTCGTGCGCTACCCATTTTGCTCGAGCGTCGATCTTTAGCACCTCGGCCCATGCCCAAGCCCACGATAGATAGGACAGGTTGCCTTTTTTCTCGATGTGGTTATTGACGTTGATCTTGAGCAGTTCGCTCATTGTCGTTCTCCTGTTTGCGTTCCAATTCTTCGCGCTGTTGCATTTCTAGGTCTAACTGATGCCACCACGATCCGTCGTCGTCGCCCCAGGGCGCGTCATCGGGCTCCATAGGTGACCTCATCGCATGAGTGGCCGTCGCACGGTTCGACGATGCACGCCAACCCATAGACGACAATCATCAAAACAAAGACCGGCCATAGCGATTGCTCACGCTTCATAGTCCATCTCCTGTGAATGCTTGAATAGGTCTAGGCGGCAGCGACGGATCAGTTCCTGCTGCTCCTGCTTCTCTAGGTAACCGATGTCGGCCCGGTATCGAACCGACTCATAATCGGCGGGCGACTCGCAGCCCTCGGGATACGCACCGACAATCCACAAGTCCTCGATCTCGATATGCTCCGGCGTGTTTGTATCTGGCTCTGCCGGAAATGCGGAATACGACACCTCGATGTGCCAGTACACGCCGAGGGCATATATCTGCGTTTCAAATGTGAACATGATTACTGCATCTCTTTAAGTTGCCGGACGAAAGCCCATGCCGCGCTGCGGGTGTTGAAGTGCCACTCGCGAACGTAGCCGGGCATATGGCTGACGGGTTTGCTGACCGTCCAGTAGAAACCATTCCGGCGAGTTGTGATCTTGTTTAGCATTTCTGTTGCTCCTGTGGAGGGGCGGCTTATGCCGCCACCTCCTGCTCCGATGTCCACTCGACGATGCTCTTGCAGATCGACTCCGACTTGGCGAAGTCGGTCTCTTCGGAATTGCGTCGATAGATTCGCCCGATGATCTCTAACTTTTGGTCGATGACATACACGCCGTTGTCCCAGTTATCGGTATCGGCCTGTCCGTACTTCTCGCGGTAGACGGTCATCCCAACGCGGCACTTGAAGAAGCGGTGCGCGATCATCTCGGCAAACTTGTCCAGGAACTCGGACTCGTGGTTAAAGTTCGTCGGCAGCAGTTCAAGTTGCTGCGCTGCCTTTAGAAAACCCTCGACCGATGCGCGGCCCCCGTTCCAGTGCAAATAGATGCACGGCGAGGTGGCGTGGTTCGTGAAGGTGATTACGGCTCGGTTGCCCATGTGATTCTCCTATCTGTGGAAAAGCGGCGGGTTTGAAGTCCCCGCCGAATTGTTTAGAAGTTATAGTCGTAGAATTTAACCGGCTTATCGCTCAAGCCATATCGGCTGCCGTGCGAATCTTTCCACCCGTTCTTGCCAAGTCGAATGCGGATCGTCTTGCCCGACTCATCTGAAGTGATGATCCACTTTTGGGTGTTGTTGTTTAAGCAAACAAAACTGAAGCCGCCTGGAACACACTCCGGTTTCCACGATGGATCGCGCTCTGCTTTCATCTCTCGAATCTCAATGGTCTTATCGCTGATGCGGCGAATGATCTCGTAGGGATTTACGTCGCTGTAGCCGTAATGGTTTGCGTAGTTCACTTTGTATTCCTCTCTATGGATAGGTTGTTACGCTCGACGGGGTTAACTATACTCTACCCCCGAAACAGATGTAAACCCCCCCCCCTGTAGAGGATGAAATGACCCCCCAAGAAGCGATGCAGTTTTTCGGCTCCCAGAACAAGATGGCCTGGGCCTTTGGCGTGACCCCTCCGGCTGTCCTACGGTGGCGGCGGTCGGGCAAGTTTCCGGCCCGTAGGGAGTACGAGTTACCCGTCGCTATCGAGCGGCACAAAACCCGTCTAGAAGGCCCGTATAAGCCCCCAGAGGCCGCTATTCCGGCACCCCAAGGGCAGGGGGAGGCCTAAAAATGAAAAACCCCCAGCGGGGAGGTATCCGTGGGGGCTTTACACCCCGCTTTGCAGCGGGTATCCTGTTGGTGGGGCTTAAGGATTGAAGGTAGTTTAGCATCGGCTTTACTCCTGTCAATCCCCCCTCGGCAATTCTGGTCGGGGAAACCACGCGCAGAGTTCGCTTAAATCTAGACCGGGGCAGCGGGACTCTAGACGCGCAGCACATCGTGAGGAAGCGCGAACCGCAACAGGGCAACCTGTCAAAAGTCGCTCACAGCAGGATGGCTCCGAAGGTCATGGCTGCGTGATGCTGTAGGCGTATTCCGTCTACACCACGCAGAATTCACCAAAGGTCATAAGGTATTTAGGAGGTAATCATGTCAGACGTTACTAACATCCAAGGTCTAGACCATACCGCGTGGGAACGGTGGGTCGCTTACCGCAAAGCAATCAAGAAGCCGCTCAAGGAAGTCTCACTGCACGCTGCTGCACTGAAACTCGCCAAGTACGGGGACGACCAAGCCGCAGTGGTCGATCAGTCTGTTAGCCAGCAGTGGCAGGGATTGTTCGATCTCAAGAAAGCAAAGCCAATGCCGGGCGACCGGCCCGAGAAAACCGATAAGCAAAAAGCCGCTGACGCTGCAGCGTTCGAAGCATTGCAAGGTCGCAACCAACGGTTCTGGCAAGACGAGATCGGCGACCCGATCATGCGGTTACGGCTCTGCGATGCGTTGCTCGCTCGCTACACCCTCGCACCACAGGACGGCGACACGGCAGAGAAGATCGAGCATCTGAAGACCCGCATCGGTGAGTTCATGCGGATGACCGAGCCGAAGAAGGTTTACAACGACCCGCACCTACGGTTTATGATCTGGCAACTATTCGGCGACCGCGGTATGAACCGGCTCAAGTCAATGGCGAATGCGTGAACTCAAAAGGGCGAACCGGGTCTGGTGGACGATCTGGCTCGGACGACTGATTAACGATGCCCGCCACGAC